ATTCATTTGGTTCTAACCATCTACCATTATAAATTTTTTTATCAATAATTTTCTCTTTTTGTTTATTACTTGCAAATTCCCATTCAAATAAATGAAATGTAGGTATAAATCTATTTTTTATTATTTTTTCTAAATATATGTTTTTTAAATCGTCATCAATTAAATTAAATTCTCTTTCTTTTAAACAATCAGGCAAATAATAAAGTTCATTATTTAAAATTTTATTCTTAATTTTATTTAACTTAAAATCTAAAGGCAAATAATTGTATTCAAAATCAGAAAAATCATCATATTCATTATTATCAATTGCCATAATTCTTTTTCTCATATAAGTTTTCTTTTGAGAATTAGATAATTGATTAAATTGATATTCACTAATGCGTAAACCAGAATCAATGTATTGTTTTATAAGGTCTTTATTAGTCATTTAAAATTTCTTTTAATAATTTTTCTTTTACTTGTGAAGGTTGATTTTTAAATTCACTCTCCCAAATTCTTATAAGTTTATACCCATTTGCTCTAGCTAATTCATTTTTAAATTTATCATTTTTTTTAGCTTTTCTTTGCATAGCATTTAATTTTTTAAATTCTTCTGGGTTAGCATGCCAAAAATCTCCATCATACTCGATTAAAATTTTTTTACCTTTAACTTTAAAATCGTAATATTTGAATCCAATATTAAACTGAGTTTCAATTTCAATTCCTAATTTTTTTAACCACAAACCAAAAAATTCTTCTCCATGACTTATTCCAATTGTACTTATATCACGTTTTATTATTCTTTTAGGTTTTAGAGAAGGTAATTTTCTTATTATTTTCTTTTTAATAGCCATTGTTTTTTAATTATTGTAAATTTCTAAAGGATTTAAAAACCATATACCCGCATAAAATGCTTAACCAAATTTTTTATTTTACGATTTTAGTAAAAAACTATAAAAGTAGATAAATTATTTACTAACTTTGTAGAATGAAATATAATGCAATTTATATAGTAGGGGATATACATGGTGATTTCCACGCCATATCATATCATATACATAATAACAATATCATTAATTCTCTTTATATACAAGTTGGTGATTTTGGTTTAGGGTTCGAATTGAAAAAAGAAAAAAATGAATTAAAATTTTTGAACAATATGCTAAAAATGCACAATTGTGAACTTTTTGTTATTAGAGGTAATCATGATAATCCTTCTTATTTTAAAAATAATAAAATAGAAAGTAATATCGAACTTTTACAAGATTATACTGTAAAAGTAATAAATGATGTTAAATTTTTATTTATAGGTGGGGCTATTAGTATTGATAGAATGAATAGAATTTTAAGGAGAAAAAATAATGGTATCATTGAATATTGGGAAGATGAAAATTTTGTTTTAGATATTGAAAAATTAAAAGATTTAAAAAATATTTCTTATGTAATTACACATAATGCACCTAATTTTGTAAAACCTTATAATTTCAATCATTTAGTCGAACATTATAGTTTAAAAGACGAAAATTTAAAATTAGACTTAATAAAAGAAAGGTCTGATTTATATAAAGCTTATAATATTTTAAAAGTCGAAAATAAACTTGAAGGATGGTTTTATGGACATTTCCATTTTTCAAGTACTGAATATTTTGATGATATAAAGTTTAAACTTCTTAGTATAAATGAAATTGTGGAATGCTATTTAATATAATCTCAGAATTTAATATTAATAACCCTTTGAATTATGATAAAGGGCTAGTAACTCTTTATCATAATTTTGATAAAGCTATAGAGGCATTTCCTGATGTTGTTTTTTTAAACAATAAGATTACTAAGAATATTTATTGGACTGATGATTTAGAAGATTTTTTTTACACTTATTTTGAAGAAAATTTATTTGAAGTTGAAAATGTATTTACTCCCATTAAAGACCCAGAATTTATTATTGATTCGAATAAAGAATTTTTCTTTTTAAAAAATAATAAAATTTATACTTTAAATAAAGAATATATAAGATATTTTAATTTAAATTTTGATATAAAAACAGATTTTATTAAAATTGAGAAAATTCTTCGAAATTATTATTTTAATTTTTCATTAAAAGAATTAGAAGAATATTGTAATGAGATTAAAATAGAATATTGTGAAGTATTATTTTATATATTAACACAATTTGAAATAAAGGAAAACCTTTATGTAAGTTCAATAATAAATTGTAGGGAATTTTTAAGTAATAATAAGGTTTACAATTTTATTGAAGATTCTAATAGGAAATTAGATGAAACAAAAAATTTATTTGCTAAGTTTAATTTTACTGATTCAATTAGTGGTAGATTATATTGTAAGGAATTACAAACATTATCAAAAGAACAAAAAAAGGATTTTACAATATCACAAAAAAATTGTTATTTAATTGAATTTGATTTTAGTGCTTTTGAATATAATATATTATGTGATATTTTAGGTATAGAAAAAAGTAAAGACCCACATATTAAAATTCTTGAATATCTTAATATTCACATAAATAACAGAGAAATTGGTAAAAGAATAAATTATGCTTATTTATATGGTATGAATCTTAAAAAAGTTTGTACTGAAATTTTCTTGGAAACAGGAATGCAAATAAATGAAGAATTATTGTTAAGTTTTCCAATTTTTAATGAAAAGCCAAATTTTAAAATTGAAAATAATTATTTATTAAATTATTTTGGTAAAAAAATAAAGATTGAAAAAATTCATGCTATATTAAATTATTATATTCAATCAACTGCCGCTGATATTTTCTTTTATAAACTAAATAACATAATAGAATTTTTTCCGCAAAATTTATGTGATAGAATTATAAGCCAATCACATGATTCTTTATTAATTCAATTAAGTAATAAAACCATTGAAAATACTAATCTTTTAGAAAAAATAAAACAAGAACTAGAAAAACCATTAGATATTTTTACTTTTGATGTAAAAATGAATTATGCTCAATCATTTTATGAAATTTCAATAAATAAATAAAATTCCAATAATTAAAATAAAACATTTCGTTTTAAGATGGAAAAAGTAATAATTTTGAAGGAAGTAAAAGGATTAAAATTTGGGCAAATTTTGTCTAATTTTAAAACTACAAAAAATGGAATTCAATTTGAAGGTAAAAATATTCCTTCAGAAAATTTACTATATTTAACTGAAAAATTAACTGCTGAGGACGAAAAAAGAATTAAAGATTTAATTCGCCAACAAATAAGAAGTTTATTATGGAACTTCTATTCTAAACAAAGTGTATTGATTAATTAATGGGAAATATTACAGAATTTAAAAAATTATTAGCTACACCCTGGACACAAGATACTGAAAAAGTGATAACAAAATCACTTAATAAAGAAAAACCTAATATTCTAAAAAATCCAGATAAATTTCCTGAATTTATTAAAAGTTTTTATGAAAAAAATAAATTATTAATTAACAATAAATGTTCAGAAGATTTTATAAACAAATTTAAACTAATGTTAAAAGAAAGTAAAAATTCAATTGGATTAAAAGACGGTTTATATTTTGGCACTGTAATAGGTTATACAATAACTATAAACGGAAAAAAACATAAATTAATTTCTCATGGTTTTAGAAATACAGAAAAAACTCCAATACAGGCAAAAGTATTAATTCGTAATGGAGTAGATGTTAGTTTAATACAAGTAACCAAAACTTATAATGATATAAACGAAGTTGAAATAATGAAAACAGATGCAAGTAAATTTCCTAATGGGACAATGGTAGAATCTAAAATGTTAAAAGAAGCTGCAAGAGATGTAAAAAAACTTTTTAGCCTTATTTATGAAGGGAAAGATTATCTTTTAGATGATGAGGAAGATAAAGGTTATTTTAAAAATGATGATCTAAACGAGGTAGATGATTTAACAAATGAATATGCTGAAGAAGACCAAGAAGATTTAAAAAGCCAATTACAAGGTGATTATAATCCTATAAGCAAAAAAATTACTTATGAAGATTGTGATTTTGATGATATAAATAAATCTATAGAACATGATTTAGGAATATTAGAACAAAATGGTATTGAAGCTAGTGTTGATTGGGAGACTGAAATTATTACAATTCTTAAAAATAATGAAGAATTAAATGAAAATAATACTGCTGATATTTCCGTACCTGAAATGGGAGTAGGTAACGTTCGTAAAAATCAAAATAAAAATATTAATGCTTTTGGAGATTCCAATAAAGCTGAATTCCCAAATAAAATTTTAGATAACACTAAAACACAAGAATTAAAAGAATCTTTAACAAAATTTATTTTAAAAAATTGTGGTGGGACTAAAAAATTTATAAATGAAAATAAATTTAATTTAAAAGAATTTTTGTTGTCAAAAACATATAGTTATAGAAAAACTTTAATAAAAGAATTTAAGAAATCTAAAAAGTAAAATTACAATAATTAAAAAATAAAAAATGTTTATCCCAAAAATATTATTATTTAAAAATTTAATAAATAAAGAAACTTTTAATAATTTTTCAGAAGAATATAAATTATTAAATAGTTTAAATGATATTGAATGGGGTGAATATTGTAATAAAATGTTAGGGAATAAAAAATCAGTAACTTATAACGCTGAAGAAGATAATTTTGTAGTTAAAGTTCTTAAAGAAAAACAAATGAAAAAATATGTTAAAGAAAATTTAGGGTTTGATGATGATTTGGAATCTTTATTTGATGACCAACCAGAAACATCAAATTCTAATAAAACAATTACACTTGATGATTTAAGAAGTGTATTAGCAGAATTTTTGCCAAAACAAAATCAAATTGAATCAATTGACTTATTATCTGAAACTGATGATGATATCGAGGAAACAATAATTGATGATTCAAATAGTATTCTTACAAGTGAATTTGATGAAATATTAGGTGACACAGAAAATTACGATACTTCAGGTGATTATGTTGAAGAAATAAGTGGGTATAATAAACCTACAGAAGAATTCGATTTTTTCAATGATGAAACAGATTTTACGCCAGATGATGATTTTGAAGATGAATTGGAATATTCATTTACCCCTTCTTACGAAGAAACTGAACCTGAATATCAGGATGAAGATTCTGAAGATTTACAATTGTTATTAGATGATGAAGAAGAAGTAGAAATCCCTGTTGAAGAAGAAATTGAAAATTGTCCACCTTGTGAAGTTGAAACTATTAACAAAGAAGTAAATTTGGGTGGAGTTCCTGTACAAATTATATTAACTGGTATTATGCTTTCAACAAAAGAATTAGGTTATTTAGGAGAAAACTTTAAAAGAGAAAATGTAACTTTAAGAAAAATTTCTGGTAATAAAAATTCTTTAAAAATGTTAGCTGAATATGCTAACAAAACTTATATTATAAATTATAAAGACACAAATAAAGGTAATCCATTTAGTATAAAAAATTACTCTTTTTCAAGTTTAAACGAAGCTATAAGAAAAATAAAATTACCTATTGAAAATAAAAATAAACAACAAAACCAATTAAAAGAATTTAAGAAATTTGTTGGAAATGATTTAGCTAATAGAAGTTTAAACAATTTTAAAGGATCTGATATTTTTGAAGATTATGAACCAAGCAAATTAAATTATACTTCTACATGGAGTGTTAAGAATGTGGGTATGCTTAATTTAAAGAACGGAATTAACGAGGTTTATTCAAATGTAACACAACATACTAAAGAAGCAAATACCCTCGTTAAAAACAAAGAAGGTCAATATTTCTTAATTAAAGGAAATCATAAAAATAGAACTATTATTGGAGAAAAAAGACAAATAATAGACTCAGCGGGTAAAAAAGATTATGGTATAAATGTAGTAATCGGATTATATGAAAATACACAAAAAGGATTAGGCCAAATTATGTTTGAAACTAAAAGAACAACTATACCACTTTTAATTTGGAAATAAAAATGACTAAATTTGAAAAAAGAAAGTTAATAAAAGAAACAATCTCAATTCTTAGAAAAAAAGGAATGATAAAGGAAACTAATGAATATTCTGATGATATTCAATTAACTTTTAAAATTTCTGATGGATTTGAACTTAAAAAAACAGCTAGAAATATTAATTCTTTTCTTATAAATCACGGTTATGAATCTTTATTATATCAAACAATACCAAATATTATTATAAATACAAGCGGAGATTTAACAAGATTAAAAAAACTTTTGGATAATTTATTACAACTTAAAGCAATAGAAAGTATTATGATAGATGTTGAAAAAATTAACGAAAATAAATTAGTTGGAGGCGTAGTAGATAAAAGTACAATTCAATCATTAGTAAAAAAAATATAAAGTTTCAGAAGAAGTAGTTAAAAAACAATTAGTAAAAGGAATTAAAATAGAAGCAGAACATTCAAATGATAATGAAATTAAAAAAAGAAATTGCTATGGACCATTTGACGGAAGATTTATATTATTATCAGAAATTAAAAGATTAAAAACAAACAATTATATTGCCTGCTAAAAATTTAGCAGGCATTTTTTTGAGTTTTAATGAAAGTAGATAAAATTTTATTTAATTTTGTGGTATGATTAAAGTATATCAAAATATTCCAACTGAATTTAATGATAGAGGCTTTTATGTTTATAAAGGTTATGATAAAATTACGAATCAATTGGTTTATATTGGAACAACCACTCAAATCTTAAAAGATAGATTTAGATGGCATAAATATAACGGTAAGGATTTAAAATTTGAGATTGAAAAGAAATGTGACAGTGAAAAAGAAATGTTACAATTAGAATTTGAATTAATTCTTAAGTATAATCCTAAATTAAATAAAATTACTGATAGGCTTCAAAACTTAAATAAAAAATTAACTCCTTTGGAATTATTAAGTAGAAAAAATAATCCTGAATGGTGTCAACATTGTTTTAAAAGAAGAGTTAAACCCGGTTATAAATTCTGTGGTTATTGTTTTTAAATTTAAAAATAAATATTATGAATGTAAAAGAACTTATTGCTAAAGCAAAAAATTATTTTCTATTAAAAAAAATAATTAAGGAATGGGAAAAACTTGCGAGCATTGGTGAATGTGATTTAATTGAAAATTATGGAATAATTAATATGTCAGTAGAAAAAATTGATAATATTATTGACATAAAATTAGCATTTAATCATACTTCAGGTTTTTATTCATTTCATGGTAATAAAGGCATAAATCAAAAAGCATTAGAAGAATTATTAAGTTTTATTTTTCAATGTAAAGTGGAATTTAATAATTATCAAAGTATATAATTTCTTTGTACCTTTGTTGTATAACAAAAAATATTATGGAAAATAAACAAGCCTACTTTAATTACGAAGTATTAGAAGAATATATTGCGGGGATTGTATTAACAGGAAGTGAATTGAAATCTATTATTGACAATAGACTTTCTATTAAAGAATCTTTTTGTGTAATTCAAAACGGTGAAATTTTTTTAAGAAATTGTCATATTGATAAACATAATGTTTTTAAATTTGCTGATCACGAAGAAAAACGTGATAAAAAGCTTTTATTACATAAAAAAGAAATTAATAAATTACAAAAAGCTATTAAAGAAAAAGGATTAACTATAATGGCATTAAGTATTTTCTTTAATAAAACTAATTTAGTAAAAGTAAAAATTGGTTTGTGTAAAGGGAAAAAAACTTTTGATAAAAAAAATTCCTTAAAAGAAAAAGACTTGAAAAAAGAAACAAATAAACTTTTAAAAAGATAAATTATGTGCTTAGTAACTAAACAAAAAAATCCTTTTATTGCAACAGAAGATATTACTTGTTTTAAAATCTTAAAATTTGTGAATGGGAAATTAAAAGCTCCTTATGTAGCTTTTAATTTTGAGTATAAATTAAATGAAATAAAAACAACAGATTTTACTTTTATGAAATTGCAAGAGTTACATCCAGGACATTTCTTTGATAGTACTGCAATTTCATACTATTGTTATCATAAAATTTCTGATGTTAAAATAATAGGTGCTGGTTTTCATTCTTTTAAATTAAAAGAAAGAATTAATATAAAAGAATTTGAAGCAAAACAAAATAAAATCTTTGAATGTTTAATTCCTAAAGAATCTTTATATTTTGAAGATGTTACTGGTTTATTAGTTTCTAATAAAATAATAATTCAAAAATGTTTGAAATAAATGATATAGTAGTGCTTCGTGCTGATGGCAGTTTTAAATGGAATAATGGCTATTTTATCGTTCATAATATAACTGAAGATTTAATTACATTGTGGAAATTAGACGAGGATTTACAACCCAGATACTATAATAAATTAGAAGATATAAAAATGCTTACAGTAACTTCAATAAATTCTCCTTATGTTATTTCAACTAATTTAAAATATTTTCCTTTTATAGAAGATTCTGAAGATTTTTAAAAAGTAGATAAAAAAAGTTGTACTTTTGTAATGTAAACAAAAACAAAAAGTATATGACAGTTAATCAAGAAAAGAGAAAAGCAATCGCTGAAAAAATTAAAGCTTTGATGTTAAAAACAGAAGCTAATGGTTGTACAGAAGCAGAAGCATTAAGTGCATCAGAAGTAGTAGGTAGGTTAATGTCTGAATATGATTTGGATATGTCAGAAGTTGAGTACCAACAAGAAAAGTACGAAACTCGAAAAATTACTACTGATTCAAAAGTTGGAGACCATATGTATAATTTAATTAATACTATTGGAAAATATACAGATGTAAAAGTTTGGTTCCAAAGAAGGCCTAATTGTATTATTTATTCTTTTTATGGAATGACAAAAGATTTGGAAGTTGCTATGTATCTATATAATCTTTTGGATAATGCTGTGAAAAATGCTAAAAGAAATTATATTAAATCTACGGATTATGCTTTAGATCCAGCTCCTGGTAAAACTAAATCAACCACATTTACTTATGGTATGACTACAAGGTTAAGGCAAAGATTAAATGAATTAAAAACACAATTTGCACAATCAAATAATCAAGAAAGAGGATTGATGAAAGTTAATAAAATGGCAATTGTAGAAAGTCAATACAAAATTGATGTAAATATTAAATTAAAAACTGTAAAAAGTTCTGCAACATATAACCCAAATGCAAATTCATTTAGTCACGGAGTAAATGCAGGAAATAAAGTTAATATCAATTCTGGATTAAATGGAAGTTCTAAAAACAATTATGCAAGATTAAATTAAAAATATGAAACAAGCAGTATGTGCATTAATACACTCTAACGGCAAAATTATTGCCGTTAGCAGAAAAGATAACCCTAATGATTTTGGATTACCTGGAGGAAAAGTTGATGAAGGTGAAACTTTAGAAGAAGCAATTTCAAGAGAAGTTTTTGAAGAATTAGGTAAACAAATTTCTGCTATGAAATTTTTATTTAAAGAAATTGAAGGAGAATATTTAACCACAACTTTTTTGTGTATTTTTGGTGAAAAACAATTCCCAATTAACCCTAAAGAAACAGGAGTGATAAAAGAAGTTGATTGGGAAGTTTTAACAAACAAAGAAACAAGTTCATTTGCTGAATATAATACTAAACTAATGAATTATTATTTTATTTTTAACGAAGAAGAAAATTATGAATAATGAAATTTTAGATGCAATTGATTCTTTAAAAGATTCTGATTTAGGTGCTGGGTTAGGTATTGGATTTTTACCTTTTATATTGGCATTAAACAACAAAACAAATATTCCTAAGAAAAAAGTACCTACAGGATATATTGGAAAAGGAATTGAAATGCGTCATTATGAACATAAGGATAAAAATAATAAATCTAATTATTGTCAATTGTATAAGGATGATAAGAAAATTTCTGATTATTTTTATAGACAAGGTGGATTTTTTAGTGGATTTTTCAGTGGTAGTTATGACAACAAAAAAGAAGTTGATTTTTGTTGTATTATACGCTATAAAGATATAACTAAGGATTCTGGAACTCATGTAATTATTGATGAAAATGCAAATGAAATAATTACCGCTGAAAATAGTTTAGATTATCCTTGTTTTATTGGTGGGATTTTGGGTAATTACAAAAAAGAAATTTACAATCTTAAAACTAAAGAAGTAATTTGTGGAGTTGATAAATCAGTTTCAACAGATGAATTTTTATTTGCTGAACAAAATTGTGGTAGAATTTATAAATATAAAACACCGGATGGAGTATATAAAATCAATTATTTAACAGGAGAATATGAATTTTTTCCTAAAACAAAGTAAAAATGACAAAAGAAGAATTTAAAAAATTGCTAGAAATTGAAAACAAAGTTCATGCTTATGATAGAAATTATCATAAAGATTATGATTTGGAATTAGTTGGTTTAGAATATTTCAAAATAAGAGATATTCTTGTTGCAGAAAAAAGTAAACTCCCTGAAGGGGCAAAATATTTTTCTGATTGCACCTTAGTTAATAACGAATTAAAATTAGTGTAATAAAATAAAAAATAAGTAAATGGAAAAAATAATTATTGGAAAACAGGCATTAGCAAAATATAATGAACTAAAAGAAAAAGGATTAATAATCTTGGAATGTGTTGTTGGTTCTCAAGCATACGGTACTGCTTTACCTACTTCCGATATTGATAAAAAGTTTGTTTATATTGAACCAATTGAAGAAATTTTAAAAGGTACCCAAACAGACCAAATAAATATTTCAGATGATTATGTTGGTTATGAAATAAGACGTTTTGTTGAACTTTTATCTACAGGAAATCCAAATATATTAGACCTAGTAAATCCACCTTTTGATACAATAATTACTTGTCATGAGTTTTATAGACATTTTTTTATAAATCAAAAGGAAAAGTTTTTATCAAAGAAGTGTTATTATTCTTTTGGAAAGTATGCAGAATCACAAATCAAAAAAGCAAGAGGTACAAATAAAAAAATAGTTAATCCAATGCCAAAAGAAAGAAAAGGATTATCAGATTTTATTTGGGTTGCTAAAGGAACAGGCTCAATTGCTTTAAAAGATTATTTGGAAGAAAAAGGAATTAAGTTAAAGTGGTGTGGTATTTCTGCAATAGACCATATGAAAAATACTTACAATCTATTTGTTGACCCAATAATTGAAAAAGAAAGAAATAAATTTATTATTGAAGCTATTGACGAATTAAATTTTATTGAAAAAAATATTTTTTGTTTTTTTATAAATTTAGATTCTTATATTGTAAAATATAAGCCAAAAATTTATAAAAATATGATAGAAAAATATGCGTCTTGGCTAACAAAAATGGATGAGATAAATGTTTGGAAATATAAAGGAATAATTGATAAAGATGATGTTCAGCCTGTTTTTGATTCTATTGAAAAAGGTCAAAACCCTTTATGTCAAGTATATGTAAATATTGAAGGTTTTCAAAATTTTTGTCAGCAGCACAGAGAATATTGGGAATGGGTAGAAAAAAGAAATGAAGTGCGTTACCAAAACAATATGGATAATGGTGCTGCTTACGACACCAAGAACATGATGCATTGTCATAGACTTTTGGATATGTGTATAGAAATTTTCAAGGAAAGAAAAATCAATGTAAGAAGAGACAACCGTGAACAATTATTAGAAATAAGAGCAGGTAAATATTCTTATGATAATCTTATTGAAGATGCAAATAAAAAAGTAAGTGAAATTGAAACCCTTTCAAAATCATCTGAATTACCTGAAAATGTAAGTGTTGATTTTTTAAATGAAATGCTTTTACAATTAAGAGTAAATTTCTATGAAACTGTAAAATAATGGATATAAATGAATTTCGTGAAAAAGGGTTACATTTACCTGATGTTTTAAAAGATTTTCACAACCAAAAAGATGTTTTTAAAGCATTGTATAATGTATATAGTGAAGAAAAAAATATTAAAAGAAATGTCAAATAGTTGGGTAGATAATCATATTTTTACTATTGATTTCTTTCTTTGGTTTATGGCTTTGCACGGTTATACTCTACAAAAATGCAAAAGAAAATTAGAGTACAAAAATTTAGAAGAAACTATTAAAGAAACGAAAAAAGAAATATTATGCCAAATGGTAAAGTAAAAGATGCAATCTATAAAATTTATAGATTTGATGTATTTGAACAAAAAACAAAAAAATCTAAAGATAAAGAAAAACGTCGTTTAAGACAAAATTTTAATTATATTAAAGAAGTTGATTTTTTTATAGAATTAACAGATAAATTTCTTTCAAAAAATCATAATGAAATCATTGAATTTGCTTATTCAATAAATCCTAAAACATTTCTTCAAAATAATTATAAAGAAAAATTAGGTTGGATAGATATTACTAAGGAAATGCTTAAAGACGAATTAGGTTTAATTATTGAAAATCAATGGATGTACTATTATCATAAAGTTCCAAGAAGTAATCAAGCATTAATTGATTTTTATGATTCGCAAAAATTTCCTTTTGATGTAAAAATAGTAAAAACAATATAAAATGATAAAAATAGAATTAACCAATGAACAGGAAAAAAAGTTTGAACAATGGAAAGAAACTTTTAATCCTTTACCTTATCTTGGAACAACAGGTGGTCATTTTGGTTTAAAAATTATTTTTACTTCAACAGGAGATATCGTTAAAGGAATTAATTGGAAAGGAGATGAAATTGATTTAACAGATTATGATGAATTTTAAAAATATTTTTCTTAAATTAAAAAATAATCATTAACTTTACTTAAATAAAAAATTATGGAAAAATGGATATTTGAACAGCATGAAAATACAAATCACAAGTACGATAATTATCTTCCTTACGAGTTTCATTTGAAGATGGTAAAGCAAGTAGCAGATAGATTCTTTTATCTTTTGCCAGAAAATTTATTTACTAAAAACAATTATTTACATGGTAATGAATTTAATACCAATATTACTCAAAAAGTAATTACACTAGCTTGCTATGGTCATGATCTTATAGAAGATACAAGAGTTACCTATAATGATGTTAAAGAAAAATTAGGATTAGATGTAGCAAATATTATTTATGCCTTAACAAATGAAAAAGGCAGAACAAGAAATGAAAGAGCGAATGATAAATATTATCAAGGGATATTAGAACAATCTGGAGCAGTTTTTGTCAAACTTTGTGATAGAATTGCTAATGTAAAATATAGCAAAGAAACAAAAAGTGGAATGTTTAAAAAATATCAAGAAGAAAATAATAATTTTTTGACAAAATTAAATTTATATGGTGTACATGAATTTCGCCCAATGGTTAATGAATTGATTGAACTTTTAAAATAAATTAATAAAATGTATAACAGTAATGAAATAATGAAATCGATTTGTTTTGACATGGAAACAAATCCGATGTGTAAATGGGAAGATTTAGATGAAGTAAAAAAGGAAATATGGTTACATAAGTATCATATGAAATTTTATAAAAAAGAAATAGAATTTTTAACCGAACAAGCACAAAAACAATATATTGAAGAATATGGAAAGTTAAATCTTGATGCAAATACAATTTATAACCCAACAACTGAAGAAATTTGGAATAAATATTCTCCATTAATTGCTGAGTTTGGAAAAATATGGTGTATTTCTTTTGGAGTATTTGATGACAAGAAAAATATTTCTATAAATACTTTACAATCTGACAATGAAGTAGAAATGATTGAAGAGTTTATACAGATATTAGATGCTTACCCAGATTTTGTTTTATCAGGTTATAATATTTTAGGATTTGACATTCCATTCTTATTGAAAAGAATGTGGATTAATGGAATACTTACATATCCTGTTCAATTAAAATTAAAAGCGGCAAAACCTTGGTCAATTAATCATATTGATTTAATGTTGGATTGGAAAAATATTTCTAATGAAAACGTATCATTAGAAATTGTATGTCAAGCATTAAACATTCAATCTCCAAAAGATAAGTTTCAAAATTATGAATTTTCTACATTAATAATGAATAAAGAAATTAGTGTTGATGATGGAGTTGAATATTGTGAAAAGGATGTAAAAGCAGTAATGCAAGCATTTTTAAAATTAATTTCTGATATTAGTTCATTTGAAATAGAAAAGAAAACATGGGCAAAGAAATAGTAACTTGCGGTGTATTTATCTATTCAACAGTTAATGAAAAATTATTAATTGTACAATCAACAGGAAATAAATTATATTCTATTCCTAAAGGGCATTTTGAGGAAGTTGATAATAATTATTTAACTGCGGCAATTAGAGAAGTATATGAAGAAACAGGATTCCAATTTCCTCATGACGCAGAATTTTATGAATTAGAATTACAAAAATATAATAATAAAAATAAATTTTTAAAATCTTATTTATATATTTGTAATGAAGATTTAAATGATTTTAATTATGTCTGTAACTCTTTCTTTGAACAAAAAGGTACTAAAGAATTATTGCCTGAAATTTGTTGTATTAGGTTAGTAAATTTAAATGAAGCAGATGTTTTATTACATTATACGCAAACAAGATTAATAAACGAAATTAAGGATATTTTAAAAGGAAAATAATGACAGACGAATTAACAGAATTAGCACAAGAAAAAAGACAATTAAAAAGTACATTTACGCCTGGTTTTAATAATGAATTGGAGTTAATTTTAGAAAAATGTTTTTTACAAAATAAAACAAAAAAAGAACATTTTATAACAATTGAAAAATTGCAAGTTGAATTAATTCGTTTATTAACAAAACAGAAAAGATTTTCGCCAAATACTTCGGTTTTAACAAGTTTTAAAAATTTAGCAGTTTTTAGTATTCCTGAAAATATGGTAGGGAATATTTTAAATATTGATTTTATAAATGAGAAAATTAAATTTATAAATTTTTTTAAGGAAACAAAAGAATTAAATTTTAATGAAATAAAATTTTTTGATAAAACTACATTAGAGTCTGAATTCTATTTTAGAAAACAAAGTGAAGTTTATGATGGCATATCATATAAAGAATTTAATAATTTTATTTACAATTAAATTATTCTTCGTAATTTTGTAAAAAATAAAAATAATGTTAGAAGAAAAAATAATTTTTTTATTAGGAAAAAATTTAGAACCTATTACTATTGATATTGACAAATCTTTAATGGGTTTTTTAGTAGAATGACTAAAGAAGAAAGGCGTGAAGTAATTAAAAATCTTAAACCAAAAGGTAAAATAATTGTTAAAAGTACTGCAACTGGTAAAGAAATAGATTTTTTCTATAACAATAAAAGCTTAAAAGTTGATAGAACTCAAATTTTTAATTTCTTTTCACCTGAGAAAAAATTAAAATTAGCTATTTATAATGATGTTATAAATACAACTACAACAGAAACGAAAAGCATTATTGTTTCTCCAATAGATTTATTAAAATCTGCAATAGATCAATATGATAATAATTGGATGTTTTCAGATGACCCAAGAGCTGAAAAAAGAGCGAAAGAACAAAAAAATAAAATTAATGATTTAGTTGAAAAAGCTAAAGAAATTGGCTATAATGGTGAATTAATTTTAAAAGCAATTAATTTAAAATAAAAGTAGATAAATTTATCGTTACCTTTGTTTAAACAAATTAAAAATTATATAATGAAAAAAGAAATTGAAAAAATTGCGTTATTCCTTATCGAAGCAAAAGGAAAAACCACTAATCTTGAAATTAAGAATTTGTGGCATAATTTAAACCCAGGTGGAAACTTAACTCAATTAGAAGTTTCACAGTTAATGAGTGAGTTATTTTCAGAAGGAAAATTTATTCGTTCTGTTGAAACTAAAGATAATTTCACATTTTTTAATTACACTTTAAAAAATGTTGTAAGTTCTAATGATGCAACTATTGAAAATAAGGACGACGAAGATATTCCACAATGTCCTGCACCAGATAGAGTAGAAGAAGCAATAAAGGCAGTAGTAAACGAAATAAATACGTCTAATATTTATGCAGTCGTTCCAAAAGTGCCTGGCACTTTAAAAGATGCCACAATTGGTAAATTAGGTGATTTAAGTAATACTTTTTTAAAGAGTTTACAACCTAATCTTTATGTTGCATATTCAAAAAATATTCAACCAGTTTTATTTAAAACAACTGATAGATTTGAAGCAAGAAAATTGTTTAAGGCAGCTACTAAAGAAAAACATGATAACGTTCGTATGATCCAAGTAGGCCATTGGGTGAAAAAATTAGGAATTTAATAAGAAGATAAAAAAGGAGTGGAAAAATAAACCACTCCTTTTTATGACGCTTAGAAAAAATTAATAATAAGCAGCTACTAATTCAGCCAAAGCAGTTTTAAATACCCCAATTTGTGGAGATGCTTGAGCTCCACGTTGCCCTCTACTTGTTGCAAAATCACCAATAAACCAATTAAAATTATAATCGTTATCAAAATTTCCATTGATTCTTCTATTATATTCAGTAGCTGTGATTTTATAAATCCCTAAATAAGCTAATAATTTTTGTGCTGCTGTACTTAATGCCATTACTTTGTTTTATTTTTAATTATTGTAAATTTTTTTTTAATGTCAAAAAAAATTAATACTTTAGAACAAAAAATTCTTCATGAAGAAGAATATATAAAATTTTTATTGAAAAAACTAAATTCTGAGAATTTTAAAAAAAATGTTTCAAAAGAAGAGTATGCAAATGAAAAAAAGAAATATGAAAAAGCTAAATTTAAATTAAGAGTGCTAAAAAACGAATAATTTATTTTTCAATAATTAAAAATAAAAAATGAATCTTAAAGAGCTTAACCATTTGATTTCTATTTCAAAATTTGAAAATAGATCTATTACAAATTATCCACAAAATAAAATTCATATTGAAGAACAGGAAGAAATTTTAATTGGTAGAGGGATAAAAGAAATTACTTTATTAGATGCACAAAATTTAGTTTCAAATTCTTTAGTTCAAGATGGCATATATTATAAAATTTCTGGGGCCAATAATAGTCTATATGGTGGGACTGATTTAATATTATTAGGTGTAAATCAAAATAATTTCAGTAAAAAAGGTATTGGTCATTTTTATAATCCAAAATATGATTTATACCCTGTTTTAGATATAACCCATAATTATAATCTTAATGATAAAGTAATTTATGGAGGTTATGTTTGGAAAATGATTAACAGTGATATTGATAATACTTCTGATAGTATTTTAAATGATGGTAATCCTTTTCAAAACTTTTTATTAGATACTACATGGTGGTTACAAATAACAAATAATAATATAGATTATAATGAAGTATGGGATGAAATAGAATATGATTTCCAAAATGATTTAATAATTTCTAGATTTGAAAGCATTGCAAATAATTTAGTTTCTTTTGATTATGCTACAAGTAATTGGTTTTATTGCGGGATAAACCCAATAAGTGTTTTTAGATGGGGATTTCCTTATAATGATGGTGAAGGTTTAAAAAATTGCATAATTACTGAATCATATTTTAATTGTTTAAATTTTTTAAGAGGTTATATTATTGATGTAACAATTTCAAAAAATTCTTTTGTTTTTAATATTTCTTTAAAGGGGTATAGTTATATTGAAAATTTAACATTGGATAATAGTTCTTCATTATATGATATCATTTTAAATAATAGTTCTTTATATAATATAAATATTACTGATGAATCTTCAATACATCAGCTTAATTTTGACAATAGTTCTTTATATAATTTAAGAGCTGAAAGTAATTCAAATATTTATAATATTAATGTAATAGACAGCTCGATTAATTCAAACGTATTAATTTCATCAAGTTTAGATAATTTAACTTTAAACGATGCTAATTTACATTTCAATGAATTCGGCAATTCAAATTTAAGTCAAATTAATTTAGTAAGTGCTTTTATTTATGCGATGAAATTCAATAGTTCATTTATGTATTTAATTTATTTAAATAATGCAGGGATTGAATTAAATACTTTATTTAATTCAGGAATTTTATTTTTAACATTAAATAATAATAATCATTTAAATGGAATGAGATTAAATTCTTCAATAATGGATTATGGAAATCAAAACCCATTACCTTATAGTAATAATGGAGCAATTATTGATTCTGGAACTATTATTTATCAATTTTCACATTATTTTGATGGTTCAACAGGACATGGTGCAGTAGGTGCAATAGATTTTCCGAGATTAAATATTCCAAATGGTTATTATTTTAGTGAAATTATTATTGATTCCGATAATTTAAGTTTTGTTGATACTTCAGATGCAATAATTAATATTGGAAATTCCGATGTACCTGATGCAGCAATAAATGATGCAAATGGTTTATTAAGTAATATATTCAATAAAATAAGTTGTTTTAATAGTTCTAATGAAAAATGTAGGCTAATTAAAGCTAATGGTAATAGTTATTTAACTGCTGTAATTAAAACAAGTGGAATAACAAATGGTGGAATGAATTTCTCTATAACTTTAAAACAAATAAACGCAATTTATATTAATGACTAAGAAAGAATTAGAATCAAAAGCAATACAAGATAAAATTGCTTCTTTAAAAAAATATTTTATAAATACTAATGATGAAACACAAAAAATTCCATTAGATTCATTTATAAATGTAGTTTCAAAAATAATGGAGGTTTCAAAGAATGAAGCGACATTATTAATAACAGATGGTGATATAACAGTTAATGGCAATTTAGTTGTTGACCCAAATTTTGTATTAAAATCTAATGATGTAATTAGAGGCTACACAGGGCATTTTCAAAACAATACAAAATATATTGCAATAATTTCTTAACTTTGTAAAAATTTTTTATGTTCGAAGAATTAATCAACAAAACCGTAGAAGAAGCAAAAGAAATAATTTTAAGTAAAGACATTGGAAAAGAATGTAGAGTAGTTGAAAGAAATGGCCATTGTTATTCTTTTGGTTGTGATTTAAGAACAGATAGAATAAATTTTATAGTAGAAGGAGAATTAATTATTCAAGCATATATAGGATAAAATTATGGCAGTAAGATTAGCATTAAGTACTTTATCTAGTACAAAAGTAGAAATTATAAATTGTCGAACAAATAAAGTAGAATTTGTAGCTACTTCAATTACTAAAGCAGGAAAGTGGTTAGGAAAATTAAAAAATCAAGGTAGTGTTTCAAAAAACCTACATTCTGGCAAGCCAATTAATAAAAATGGTATTTTTTATAAATTAAAAGAAAAATTATGATTCAAAATTTAATTAATTTCATCAAAGGTGATGTTATTGGCGCGGAATTTGAAATGTCAAAAACTCCTTCTTATAATAAAAAAGAAATTATTAATCCAATTTGGACTGATGATACTTCACAAATGTTTTGTATAATCGAAGCATTAATTGAAACAGAAAAATCTAGTAACTTATTAACAGATTTTAAATTCTGTTTAAAAGAAAAATTGCTTAAATGGTATTATGATGGTTATTTAACTCCAGAAGGAAAAGCAATTGGAACAGGTAGAACAACTCGTGAAGCTATGAGTGATTTACGAAATAATTTAAAAGTTGAAAATGATAAATTATCTAGTGGTGCTTTAATGAGGTGCACACCTTTTTTATTTACTAAAAACACTGATTTACTTTATACTTCAATTAATTTAACTCATAAGAATGAATTACATTTTGAATATTGTAAAGCATATTTAAATCTTTATAGGTCTAAAAAACAACATTCAATTGAAATAAAAAATGTAGAAATTCCGTGGATTAAAAATAATGCGGAGGATATTGTTACGTTTATTTATAAAAATCAAAATATAATCCATACTCCAGAAATCTTAAATAAAGTTATAGCAACTGGTGGAGATACTGATACTGTTTTAGCTTTAATTGGAGCGTTGAACGAACAAGAATTTTTGCCTGATATCAAATTCAATTGTCCTGATAACTTACTAAGTATTATTTTAAAGCTCCATGAATACCTTAAAAAAAACATACTTAAAGAAATTCCTTGTCCTAATTGTACAAGTGAAATTTGTAAAATAAGTTCAAATTTATCTTATAAATGTAAGAATTGTAAAGAAGAATATACCACTACTGAAAGTGATGCAATTTATTTAGACGAAATTAAATTTATTTAAAATAAAATTGGATAAGTCATTTTTATTTTTTATCTTTATTTAAAATAAAATTATTACATGAAAGAAGCAATTTATTTCCCTTCTCTATCTACTGATTATGGATCATTTAAAAATCATAAGAAACTTATAAATGATTTAACATATAGATATTTTACTGATGAATATGGAAAATTTAAACATCCATATTTACTATTAACTGCTGGCTCTTTATATAAAAAGAAAACAGCAAGGTTAGATGCTGGATTAGAAAATACTCTAATATTTGGAGATAGTGGAGGGTTTCAGATAGCTACTGGTGCGTTAAAAAGTTATCCAGGTTTAAAAGAAGAAATATTTGAGTGGTTAGAAAATAATTCTGATATTGCAATGCAATTAGATTTCCCACCACATTCATTTCCAGATAGTCAATTTCAAGAGTGTTTAGACAAAACAAAAACAAATGTTGAGTGGTTTTATGAAAACCAAACAGGAAAAACAAATTTTATTAATGTTTGGCAAAATAAAAACGATGCTCAAACAGAAAATTGGTACAATACATTAAAAGATTATAAATTTAATGGTTGGGGAGTTGCTGGGAGAAAAATCACTATTAATTCAATTGCTAAAATGATTATAGCATTGAAAAAGGATAAAGATTTTGAAAGAAAAGAATTTAAGTGGTGGCATTTTTTAGGAAAAACATCAATATATCATTTCTTTATTTATGGAGTTTTACAAAAAAATATGAATTTACATTATCCTCATATTACTGTAACTACAGATTCTTCATCACCAAGTATGTCAGCAGTTTTTGGAAGTTTTTATCATTCAATAAATTACAAAAATTTATCTTTTTCAACAATTTGGTTTCCACCTGGTGATAATAAGAAAGGAATAATTTATGAAAAAGATGAACAAATTCCTTGTACTATTGATTGCCCCGTTTGTAGTGAAATAACTTTTAAAAATGTTGCTGAAGGTAGATATGGTCATGTTAAAGGGTTAATGTCTTATCATAACTTACAAATGTTAATTAAAGCTAGTAAAGATACCAATAAATTATGTGCTAGCCATTTTGAATTGTTAGAAGGGTTAATACCTAGAGATTTTTATTTAGCTTTAAAATCTTTAAATGATTTGTTTGCGGCTGATTTACATGATTTAGAAAAAATATATCATAGAAATTTACCAATCTATAAAAGAGTAGATGATTTATTTTCAGACCCAGAAAAAGAAGAATTAATAGATACAAGTTTATTTGCATAAAATATAAAATAAAAATTATGATAAAGAAAGAAAAATTCTTAAGATTTATTGAATTGTACCATTTAGGAGGTACAGTAGAAAGTTCAATTTTAAATGTTGAAAATGGTGACTTAAATACTATTTTCCAATCCTCAGCAAAAGATTTAAGAGGAAAAGTGGAGTTAAAAGATTTTGATTTTGATAATACAAAAATTGGGATTTATACTACGAGTGAATTAATTAGGTTATTATCAATTGTAGATGGTGATTTAGAAGTTATTGATACAAAAAGAGCTGATGGCGTTACTGTTAATCTTAAATTTAATGATAAAAAGAAAGAATTTAAGTATGTAACTTGTTCTCCAGATATTATTGATAGTGATGGTAAAACTTCACAAATTTCTAGTTACGATGTTGAATTAACATTAGATAAATTATTAATTGCTGATATTTTAAAATCAATAACCGCTATTAATACAAAAAAAGTTACATTTGTAAATGATAATAAAAAATTATTTATTTATTTCAATTATAGTGAAAATAATGATAATATGATTAGTTTTGAAATACCTTTTACAAAATTAGATAATGATTTTGAAAATATGTCTTTCGATTCTGGATATATAAAACAAATTTTAGCGATTAATAATAATAAATTTACTGAAGCAAAACTTTCAATATCTTTAAAAGGGGTTTTAGAAATTAATTTTAAAGATAACGATTTAGGATTGGAATCAAATTATTGGATAATTAAACAAAAAGATTAAAAAATGACTCAAACAAATATTATTTCAAAAATTCAAATTGAGGGATTTCATAATTTCCCATTAGCAGAAAAATTTTTTCCAGAAGCTTCTTTTTTATCAGAAAGACATAGACATATTTTTTGGATAGAGTGTGAAAAAAAAGTTTTCCATGATAATAGAGACTTGGAATTTATTTTGTTTTCTAGAACAATTAAATCTTATCTTTATGAAAAATATCCTTATAAAGGTACTGAAAATACTCCTCCTTATCATTATCATTGTGAATTTGGAGCTATGAGTTGTGAAGCAATTGCTCGGGAATTATTAGAAAAATTTGAATTAGAATCTTGTTCAGTTTTTGAAGATAACGAAAATGGTGCAAAAATTTTTAAAATTAAATAAAAAATATATGAATTTAAAGTATTGGTTTGGAAAAGAAATTGAAGGAAGATTTTATGGTTTAGAAAGTGCATTTATTGTAGATGATTTAACAGAAGAAGAATTTAATCATGCTTTAACTGTTAATCACTTATTGATTGGTGTTCCATTAATTGATAAAATTAATAAAGGTGGGACTTTTATTACATGGAGTAAGTTATTACATTTGATTCAAGTAAATAATAAATTTGTTACATTAGAAGCGAAACCAGAACAATTAAAATTTATTTCTCAAGAAATGAAATTAAGATCGCATATTCTTTTATGGCTTGATGTTCCAGAACTTAATGATATTAAATCAACTGATTCAGTTAAGTTAGTAACCGCGCCTTATGAAATTTATGCTACTTCTTTAATGAATTGTCAAAAAGTTACAAAACACGAATATACTCATGATAGATTCAACGGAATTGATAAATAAAAAAAATATTTTTATATTTTCTTTAGAACCTCTTGAAACTAGATATACTTCACAATGGTTATATGAATTGCCTAAATTATTTAAAAAATATTTAGGCGATTCATATAACATTGTTAATATAACAGGTAACAAAATTTCTACTACCCCTACAGATGGAGCTTTTTTAAATTTTTCAGATACAAATATTTGGAAAAACTCACAAATTAATAAATTCATTAATTTATTAAATAAAAAGAAAGTAGGCAATAATGATATCGTTCTTTTCCCAGATGCTTGGCATACAGGAATAATTCAATTAAGATATTTGTTTGATTTATTAGAATATGATATTAAAATTTACTCTTTTTGGCACGCTGGTTCATATGACCCCAATGATTTTTTAGGCAAAAAAGTTAAAAATAAAAGTTGGTCTTTTTCAACAGAAGCGGCGTTTTTTAATGCTTGTGACAAAAATTTCTTTGCTACAAATTATCATAAAGAATTATTTTTAAAAACATTTTTTGGAAAAATCAATGAAGATAATTTAATTGTATCTGGGTTACCTTTTGATTATCTTGAAACACAATTGAAAAAATTTAATAACCCAGAAAAAGAAAACTTAATTGTTTTTCCACATAGAATTTCAAGTGAAAAACAATTAGAAATTTTTAAAGATTTAGAAAAATCATTACCAGAATATAAATTTATTGTATGTCAAGAAAAAAATCTTACAAAAGATGAATATCACAAAATATTAGGAAAAGCAAAAATTATTTTTTCAGCCAATTTACAAGAAACTTTAGGTATTAGTTGCTATGAAGGTTATTTATGTGGAGCAGTTCCTTTGGTACCAAATAGATTGAGTTATAAAGAAATGTATGATGAAAAATATTGTGATGATTGGACAAAAGATTTTAATTCTTATATAAAAAATAAAGAAATTTTAATTAAATGTATTCAATTAATAATGGATAATCATTCAATATTCTATTCGAGATTTTCAAAAGAAAAATTAGACAAGTTTTTTTCAATTAAAGGAATTATTAAAGAAATAAAAAATGGATAAAAATATTCCACCATGTAGTCAATGGAAAATTTGGGAAGGGAAAGAAATAGAGGGTTATACAGATTTAAATGAAATAACCCTTTTTATTAGAAATGCTACTAAAAAAGAAATTATTTTTTATTCAAAGAAATATGAAAGAATATGGTTTTGTGCTGAATATAATAATTTAACAAAAAAAAATATTGCATTTATAAAAAGTTTAAATAAAAAAGTAAAATTTGACTTGACTTATAAAAAATATATTAAATTATTAAATTCAAAAAGAAATGATATTTTAGACGATTTCCAATTATATGTTAGAATAAATAATTTATTATTAAAAAATAATGACCATATAAAAATTGGTAGTACTTTTTATGAAGAAAGCTTTTTAATTGGGAAAGGAAAAAAAGTTAATACTTTAGAATATTTTGATGATAAATTTATTAAATAATGAGTTTATTTAATAAATATTTTAGTAATGTACAACCACTTGAATATCCTAGCGGAATAGCGCATTATTTAGATTTTGCTTATTCAGAGGAAGAAAAGAAAAAAAGTAATAGAAATAGAAACGATTTTAAACAATCAAAAGAAACAAATAATTGAAGAAGTAAGTGGAGAGATTTATAAAGAATTTTGGATTCATTTCACATTACCATTGAAAATCTCTCCACAACTTCTTTTTTCCTGTAAACAAAAAAGAATTAATTGAAAAAATAAACTAAAAGAAAATTTACTTAATTTTATTAAAAATAAAAAATAGTTTTATGGCTAAGGCAATGTTTAAATGGCACGATTCAATTTGGGTTGAAAAATATCGACCTAAAAAATTAGAAGATTTAATTTTAAATAAAGATTATAGAGAAAAATTTGAATTCTTTTTAAAAATTAAAGAAATAAAAAATATTATACTCGAAGGTTCACAAGGTGTAGGGAAAAGTACTCTTACTGACATATTTATTACACAAATTCCTTGTGAGATTAAACTTGTAAATGCTTCTGATAATAGAGGGTTAGAATTAATAAGGGAACAGATTGTTCCATTTGTAACAACATCAAGTTTTGAACCATTAAAAATTGTGATTTTAGAGGAAGGTGATAAATTAACTCCTGATGCTCAAGATTCTTTAAAAGTTTTAACTGAACAATATACAGAAGATGTAAGATTTATTATTACTTGTAATAATGTAGATTTATTAAATGCTCCTTTAAGGAGTAGATTTCAAGAATTTCATATTCAAACACCTTCGGAAGAACAAGTGAAAAAAAGATGTAAATTTATTCTTGAAAAAGAAAATGTTACTTATGAAGAATTAGAATTAGATACTATCATTCGTTATAATTTCCCTGATATTAGAAAAACTATTCAATATTTAGATCAACATTCAATTAATGGAGTTTTAAAACTTGATAGAGAGTTTTTTAACATTTTAAATTATGAAAAACAAATAATTGAAACACTTAAAAAATCTAATAAAACAAATTATATTGATTTAGTAACAGATATAAGACAATTAATCGCTAATACTAAAATTAGAAGTTTTGTTACTCTTTATAAATATCTTTATAAAAATATAGATGAATATTTGCCGAAAAATAAAATCATTGGAGGAATAATAACATTACATTTAGGCATCAAAGAAGATACGCAAATTCCAGATAAAGAGATTAACTTGATAACTACATTAATCAAACTATTAGAATTGAAAAATGGCTAAGATAAATGCGAAAAAAGCGGAAGTTAAAGACAAACCTAAAGCAACACCTAAAGGCAATATAGTAGATTATTTAAATTGGTTGACCTGGGATAAGAAAAAATGGGATGATTTAACTTATGAAGAAAAAAAGAATTTTAATGTTTATATAGTTAATAGGTTTCTTTCAATGAATTATGATTATTGTGAAACAATAAATGATTTACAAGAATTAACTTGTTCCATGGAAAAAGAAATGGTTTGGAGATTATATTATGAATTATTACCTAAACAAAGGACTTATTCAAAATATATAAAAACCACAGCAAATACATTAGATTTAAAAACAATAAATTGTTTTAAAGAATACTTTACTTGTACAGATGAAATAGCAAGTGATTATATAGATTTACTAAAAAGTAAAGGATTACAAGAAGAAATAAATAAAATTATAGACCATATGAAAAAGGAGTAGCTAAAAACTACTCCTTTATTTTTTTAATATACCATATTTAGAAAAATCCAGACTGTAACAAAAACAAAACTCTAACCAATATTTTCTTTCCACCAATTATTAAAACCAATTGGGTCTTGCATCATTTCAGTTAAAGTTTTACCTTCGGGAAATGGTTTCCAAATCCCTGATTTTTTACTTATCATTAAAGTTGATAGCCCTAAAAGATTACCTACCGAAAATTGACTTAAAGTTCCACCATCCTCATGTTACATAGCTGGATGAAAATTATCATCATAATTCGCTTTAAAAACTCCGGTACATACATTTTGTATGCTAGATAATTCCATTACTAATTTCTTTGTTAAACTCATAATTTTTATTTTTTAAAATGATTGTAAAATATTTCTGTGTGCTTCTTTTGTAAGATTTAATTTAAACCTATATACCCAATGAGCATCTGAAAACTCATTTATAAAAGGAATGTTTTTTGATTTTAAATAAGCCGACATTTTTTCTATTGCTGTTTTAACACCTTCGGTATAAAATAAACAAAAAATACCTACTCCATATTCTGTAGAATAAAAGCCATTTCTTATAAGAATTTCACAAATTTCTGGATTATTGAATTTTTCTTCAATTTGTTTTAATAAAGAATCTTTGGAATACATATTGCCCGAATGGTGCATATAAGCATATTCTTTTTCTTCTTCAGTTTTATTATCCCACAAATATTCAACTCCACCATAAGTTTTATTATATGCTTTAGGATTTGGTTCACGATATTTTGAAGTATAAGCTGTAATAAAAGAACGAAGTAATTTGTCTTCAGTTTTAGCAGTTTTGAATTTAAAACTTATCTTATATTTTGTAAAAGGTAAAATTCTAAATACAATATATTCCTTTTGCGGAATTATTTCTGTATCAGTAGTTGAAATTTTAAAATCCCTTCCTGTAATGTCGTTAATTAATTGTTGAAATTTAAGTGTATCCATTTTTTTATGTTTTTGTTACTTTACAAAAGTAATGTTTTTTATCTACTTTAGACCTTCAAATTTTTTCTTAAAGTAATTTCTTTTTGTCTTTGTACCTTTAGGAGTCCAGGTACGGAAACTATTGCTATAAAATTGCTGTCCTTTTTCAGTTTCAACATAACAATAAGATTTTAAGATTGTTTTTTTGTCATCAGCAAGTTTCAAATAAAACTTCAAATCTTTAGGTAATTCACTTTCGTGTCTAAATGGAGTATGTGGCATTGTATTATTAAACAATGTTTCTGGAAATGACTTATTAACAGTATCATCAAGAATAACTTGTTTTGCTTCCTCAATATTGAAATAATACTCCTTAAAACTAACTACTTTCTTAACATTACTTACTTTGTTCATATACTTTATTTTTGTTTACTTTGTAAAATTACAACATTTTTTATCTACTTTTACAATAATTAAAAAATAAAGAATTAAATGGCAATTGCAAGAGTTACGGATTATTTCATGAATAGAGTTATATCGCCAGCTGGTATGCAACAAGATATGCTTATTTCTTTTAATTATAAATCACCTGCAGGTGTACATGACCCTCAACCATTAGTATATGTATTAGAAAAGAAACAAGATAGATTTTATGGATTAAATCTTCATTATGATATGAATTCATTTACAAGTTTAGTTTTAAAACAACAAGAAAAAATAAATGAAATTATAGAACAGGAGTGGTATAGGATATATCCAGAAAAATTTGATGAGTTAGAAGAACAAGGTGATGAATTTAGTATAGATTTAGTTGATACAAAAGATTTAATAAATCTTAAGAAAAAAATTAGTAATAAAGATTTAGAAACATTCTTGTTAATTTCAAAAAATGATACTATTCTTAGAAATTATATTTATAAAAGAATGACTTCAGTTAAAAAATTAGTTTGGAAATGACAAATAAGGATTTACTCAAGCAATATGTTAATACAGGTAGAAGAATAACTCCAAATCAATTTAATCAACTTTCTTCTCAAGATATGAAAACTTATCTTAGGTCAAGATTAAATATTTATTTGACAGAACCTGAAAGAAATAAAATTTATTCATTTGAATATGATAATTTTTCAGAAAAACAAAAAATAGAATATTTTAATAAACAAATTGATCTTAGTAGAAAAATATTACCAGAAAATTTCAAATACCTTACAAAAGAAAATAAAATTAAAGCTGCAAAAATGATGATTTATTTACTTGAAGATTTAGAAGAATTAGAAGAAATAGATATCGAAAATTTTATTTTTTATATGACAGTTTTAAAAGAAATGTATAAACCAGGCAAAGGAGGAATAGTTTTTAATCAATGGTGGAATAAATACAAAATCAAATAATTAAAAAATAAAAAAATTGAGTTTAATTTCAAAAATATTAAAAGAAGCAAAGCAAAGAGGGGAACTATACCATTTTACCAGTTTATATAATGCTAAACAAATAATTCATGATAATTTTATTGCTTGTCATTATGAAAAATTTAAAAATAGTGGACTTTCTATTAAAGGATTTTCTTTAACAAGAGATAAAAATATATTTAAATCTCCTACTTTATTTATGTCAATACCTGAAGTAGGTTTAATATTTAATGGTGAAAAAATTTCTCAAAATTTTAGAATTATACCTTATAATTATTTTTCATTTCAAACTAGAAAAATTGGTGAGAATGAACATAATGAATTTGAAGAGAAAGTGGTTTTAAAAAATGAAAGAGATTTTAAAGTTGATAATTACTTAATTGGTATGATATTTAATAATAAAAATATTTTTAATAAAGAAAAAATAAATAGGAAGGAGGAATTAATTAAATATTGTAATGAAAAAGGTTTAAAAGTTATCGAAGTAGGAAACTCTCCAATTAACGAAAAAATTAAATTAAAAGAAGCTAAACAAATTGGCCCACTTTATCATTTTACAGATGTTGAATCTTCTATAAATATTTTAAATGAAAATAAAATGTTTGCACATTCATTTCATTTAAATAAAAAAGAATATGAAGGAATATCTTTTACAAGAAATAAAAATTTTTATAAAAATGAACCCATGATTACATCAAGACCGCAAATAGGTTTAATATTTGATGGTGCTAAAATATCTCAAAAATTTAGAGTTTTACCTTTTAATTTTTTTAGCAGAAAAGCTAGATATATTAGTGACTTACATAATTACAATGAGTTTGAGGAAAAAGTAATTGTACCTTCAGGTAAAGAATTTGTTGTGAGTGATTATTTGATTGGAATATTTATAACTAATTTTAAAGATTGGGATAGAAATGAAGATGAAATAAAAGAATTAATTGATTTAGTTAAGTCAAAAGGTTTAAAAATTATACAAGAAGGAAAATTAAAAGAAGAAAAAGATTATGGAAAATATTTATTTGCACAAAATAAAAAAATAGCTGATTTACAAAATGGTGAATTTGAAAAAAATACTGATGAAGAACAAATAGATTATAAAAAAATAAGAAAATTTGTTAGTGACCCTAATAAAAAAAATAAAAAAAATTTACAAGATGTTATTTATGATTTAATTCCATTAGAAGATAAATTCCCTGAAATTTTAAAACCTAATGAAGAATTTGTTTATAGAGGTACTTATTCAGATATTAATACAATTTTTAATTTTAATTTTATCACTACAAAAGAAAGAATAAAATTAGGTAATAGTGATTATTGTTTAGTTTTTAAAAATTTTAAATATTCTGTTCATGATGGGACAAATATTTCTAGTTGGACTTCTGATGTCTCAATAGCAAAAGATTTTGCAAATGAAATTTCAAATTATGGGGATAATAAATTTATTCCTATAATTTTAAAAGCCAAAATAAATGAAAAATTTATTTTTTCTGATAATTTTATGAATATACTTTCTAATGATATTTTAGAAATTAAAGAATATGAAGTAATATGTTTTTCTGAAGAAATTGAATGTGAAGTTTATATTAAAGAAGAAGATATTGAAAAAATTGAAAAATTTAAAAAACAAGATAAAAGAAATTCTAAAGGCACTGAAATTTTTGAATAAATGAATAAAAATTATAAAATAAATAACGGGGTAATTAATTTCAAATATCTTGGAAAAAATCATTCATTGAAAAAATTTGATTTATTTTCTATAAATGAAGTTTCTGAAGAAGACAAATTTGGGAAATTATTATTTAAAAATCAAAAAATTTTAGAAATAATAAATAAAAACTATAATATAAAAGAATTATTAGGTGAAGGAACAATAGGTAGTGCTTATTTACTAGAAAATGGAAATGTATTAAAAATAACAAAAGATATTAAAGAAGTTAATTTAGCAAAAAAATTATTTAATAAAAATTTAAAACATTATGTTGAAATCTATAATATAAAATTTATAGAAATTGAAACTAAAAAAATATATTTTATCGAAATGGAATACGTTATCCCATTAAGTAATGAAGAAAAAATATTTTATGTTATTACGGAAGGATATTATAGATATTCAAAATCACCACAAAGAAAATATGATAAAAATATATTAAATTTTAAAGATTTTTTTTTAGATGAATTAAGAAGGCAAGGGTTTCCTGAGTTAAAAAATAAATTTGAAAAATATAAAAAATTATATTTACAATATATTGACATGAAAAATGAATTAAGAAATTATTCTTATTGTGATACGCATGAAGATAATGTTGGTTGGAAAAAAGATGGAAAATTATGTGGTTTTGATTTTGAATTAAATGATGAAAATCAAGATTTACCTGACGTGCCAATTTTAGAAAGTTTAAATGAGAAAATTGAAAAGGATGATTATGATTACGAATATGAAGAACAATGTAAAAAAGTAAAAAAATATTTTGGTGTAACTAAGTTATTAGGTTCTGGTTGTAATGGAACGGCATATTTAACTGCTGATAATAAAGTTATAAAAATAACAGAAGATGATAGTGAAGTAGTATTAGCTTTAAAAATTCAGAAGAAAGACCAAGAACATTATGTAAAAATATATGATGCTTGGAAATTACCTAGAATAGAAACCTATAATCAAGAGTATTTGATTTTAATGGAAAAAATAACTACACTGACTAAATTGCAAAAAGAATTTTTTCAGTCTGCAAATGAACTTACGAATTATCCAAAACCAATTTTTAATATTGAAAAATTCAAAGATGCAGAATATGTTACAAAAAAATTATTAGATAGTAGATTAAGTGAACAATATTTAAAATTTTGTAAAAACCCTAATTATTTTAAATTTATTTTACAATTAAAAATTCTTAAAGTTTCATTAGAAAAATTTGGTGTTCATGATATTCACGAAGAAAATTTAGGTTGGAAAGAAAATGGAAATCTATGTGGGTTTGATTTTGAAACTTATAAAACATGGTTAAGCCCTAATAAACAAAAAAAATTAAAAACTTTTAAATGACGAATAAAGATTTAATAAAACAATATGTTAATACCGGGTTTTTTATTGGACATTATCAATTTAATAAATTATCACCTCCAGATAGAAAAACATATCTTAGGGCAAGATTACTTGCATATAAACAATCAATCTTGAATTATTTAACAACTACTGAACTAAAATATCTATCAGAAGAACAAAAAGTAACTTATTATAATTTAAAAATTGGTAGAGGTGCTTTACAAATTGAACCAGAAAATTTTAAATATCTCTCATTACAAAATATGAAAAAATTTATATGGGGAGTAGGTTTTGATAATGATGAATTACAAGAATTAAAAAATAATTATTTTGATGATTTTATAAAATATTTAAAAATTGTAAAATCAAATGAGAATTATCAAGAAAACCAATTATTATTGGATTATATATATGAATATAAAGATGAAATATATAGTTTAAAATTGAAATAATAATTTATAAATGACAAAAATAGAAAAAAGAAAAATAATTTTTGAGACAATTTCTATTCTTAGAAAGAAAGGATTGTTAAATGAGGAAAGTATTCTAATCCATAGGAGAACTCCTGAAGAAAGAGAGAAGAATTATAAAATTGCTATTCAAAAACAAATACAACAATATATAAAAAATGGGTGCAAAGGAGACTTAGATTTTAGTGGTACCCCAATCACTTCTTTACCTAATAATTTAAAAGTGGTAAGAGGCCATTTAAATCTTAGAAACACTCAAATTATTTCAATTCAAAATATTTTAAAAGTAGAAGGAAGTTTATCTCTTCAAAATACTTTAATTACTTCTTTACCAGATAATTTGAAAGTAGGTTGGAATTTATGGATTAGAAACACTCCGTTTGTTTCTTTACCAAATAATTTAGAAGTTGCTGGAATTTTAGATCTTGATGATACTCTAATCGATTCTTTACCAAAAAATTTAAAAGTAGGAAAAAATTTATATCTTGCAAACACTCCTCTTTCAAAAAATTATTCTGAAAGTGAAATAAAACAAATGTGTAAAATCGGAGGAAAAATTTTTTTTTAAATACCACACAATAATTAAAAAAATAAAAAATAATGGCGGAAGAAATAATACCAACAGAAAATTTAGAACAAACTAAAACAGTTAATCAAAAAATAGGTTTAGATAAAGAAATTTTTTACTTATCTGTAGCTTGTGTTTTAATTACTTTTGTTTATATATTTGCAATTACATTTATACCTATACCAAAAGAAAATGTAAGATATGGAGATATTTGTTTAGGCTTTCTTTTAGGGACTTTAGTAGGAACAATAATTACATATTATTTTGGGTCTTCAAGTTCTTCTAAAAGTAAAGAAGAAGCAATGACAAGATTATTAGAAAAGAAATAATGACGAATAAAGTTTAAATGAATTTAATAGAAAAAATATTAAAAGAAGGAAACCAAAATAAAATAAAATCAGTTTATCATGGTTCAAATAATAAATTCACTAATTTTGATTTTAAAAAAATAGGAATTTCTAGCGGGAATTTTGGTCATTATGGACATGGAATGTATTTTTCTGATGAAATTCTAGAAGCTAAAACTTATGGCAAAATAATATATGAATGTGATTTAGAATTTAAAAATCCTTATACATATAAAACTCCATTGCATTTTATTACCGATTTGGGCAATTTAAGTAAAGAATTAACTATCGAATTAAAAAAATTAGGTTACGATAGTGTAATCTATGGGAGTGAATATGTAGCTTTTTACCCAGAACAAATTTTCATTAAAAAAGTTTTTACAGTTTAATTGTTTGCTAAATTAAATGTAGGTAAATAAGTTTTAAGAAAAGCAATTTTTGAACCATAAAGTTTTTTATATTCTTCAAATAATTCTTCTGCATTTCTTTTTCTAGGTTCTGACGCTGATAATGGATAAATTAATTCCCGACTTAAATCAGGGTAATTTTCCCAATCCCAAACTCTTTCATCTACAAGTAAAGAAATAGCGGATGTACAATTATTTAAATCTGGTTCTTGAAAAGTTGAATAAGCAATTTTATTCTTATCTAAATTTTCAATTATAACTTGCATACTACCTTTATAAGGCAATTTTGAATATGGGTCAAAACCAATATCATTAGTTGTACCACCATTAAGAATTACAACGGTTTTATCATTATATGCCCATTGTTTAAATTCAGGTGAATTTCCTAACATATTTGAAAATTCTTGAGTAGCATGGCCTGCTTGAATCCCTGCTTGACGACCTGAAAGTTGATAAATTACGAATGAATACATTCTTTGTTTTAACATATTTTTATTTTATTTTTTTAAATTTGATATCATACTTTTTGTTAGAAAAAAGTTGAATTATAAATTCTTTTACATGAGGCACAAAATCATAATTATCAACTTCATCTTTTGTGATAAATTTGAATTCAGAATTTTCATAATCTAATTTTACATCATTATTTTCTAAAATTCCGGAATAGTAAAAAATTGTCCCACAATCATCAGTTTCTTTTTTATACTTAAAAGAAACATTTTTAGGAATCAATCCAATTTCTTCAAACCCTTCACGTAGAATTGCATTTTTTGGAGTTTCATTATCTTCAATAACTCCACCTACAATACTCCATTTATTTGGCATCCAAGGTGCTGTACTCCCTATTTTTAAGATTAAAATTTTATTCTCATAAAAAAGTGCAATTACTCCTGTTTTAAATTCTTTATAATCCATTTATTTTAAATTTTTTAAATGATTGATAAAAAAATCAATATCGATTGCAATTAAATGTATGGTGTAGAATACCATTATTAAAATTAACAATAGAATTGCAAGCCCTAAATACTTTATGATTTTATGAAAATATTTAAAAACTAAAAACCAAAGTATCAATATAACCAATATTTAGAAATTTTAATCATTTACTTGATTTTATTTGCTATTTTAATTAATTCTTGTAAACATTTTAATTCACATTCTTCATAAGTTTTTGTACACTCATCAGCTCCATGTATGAATTTAATGTTATTATTTTCATTAATTGTACAATAATATCCGGTAAAAATACTATTTTCTCCAAAATGAAGTTTTTTAATATTATTATCAAGATTATAATTATTTCTAAAAAACCTAAATGCTTGAGAAAATGTTGGGGCAGTAATTATTTTATCAGTATTTAAATTTGAATTAGTTAAACCATCATTTTCAAGTGAATTTAATGAAGTTTTTCCATGTATTTCTAATCTTTTTTCTACAAAAATTGCAATACATTCTTTATTAAAACCTAATTTTTTTAAACATAATGCTTCTGGATAAGGTATAAATTCTTCAATAATTTTATCCATTGATTTTATTATTTACTTGATTAATTAATTTATCCAATAATTCTTTATTTACTAAACTATCAACCCAATCTGTAGGAATAGCATTAAAACCGTAATAAAGTCCTGAAATTCCACCTGCAATTGCAGCAACTGTATCTGTATCTTCCCCAAGATTTACTGCCGCTAAAATCGTATCTTTATAAGTAAAATTATTTAAGAAACACCATAAAGCAGCTTCTAATGTATGAACACAATAACCAGTTGACTTTATTTGTGTAATTGGAAAGTTTTTTAAATTCTTTAAATTATATAAAAACTTTAAAATTTCATAATCATTGCCGTTTTCATAAAAGAAAGCCATTAAAGAATTTATTGTTTTTTCAAACGCAAAGTCTTTATCATGATTTTCCATTAATTCAAGTAAATATTCAATTAAAAAGAAATCACAAACGAATGTTTCTAGATTTCCATGAGTCAAAGCATTTACTCGGGAAGTAATAGTAATTCTTTCAAGGAAAGATAAATCTTTAAGTATAAAAATTAAGACAGAACATCTCATTAAAGAACCATTAGAAGAACTTGTTAAGACTCCATTTTGAAATATATCATGACTTTCTTTATGATTTTGTATTGCTTCCCAGGTTGTATTCCCAATATCAAAACGAATACCTGAAGCAGTAAATAAAGCTTTATCTTTCCATTTAATAAAATTTTGTACAATCCTAGAATAATCTACAGAATTTTTTTCCATTGCATCCATTATACATAATGCTAAAGAAGTATCATCACTCCAGGTACCTTTTGGTTGCTCATAAGTACCATTGCCAATCATATCTGTAACGGGAAAATTCTTTAAATACTTTCTATTTTTAAATTCAACAGGAACTCCAAGAGCATCACCTATTGCTAAACCATAAACTAAATCTTTTACCATATTCTTAATATTTTTACAAAGTTAATGAATTTCTTATCTACTAGATTTTTCTTATTACTTCTTTAAGTTCTTTATCATAACCTAAAAAAGCATAATCTTTCTCAAGATAAATAAAATATTCTTTTTGATTTCTTGATTTTAAATTTTTCTGGAAAATAGAAAAATCTTTTATAGAGTCTTCCCAATTTTTATAAATTGCATAACCTTTTTTATTTTTCCCAATAGCTAAAGTGTGCCTATTTTTTGGGAACCGCATACCAAAAAGATTATTTGTTTTTTTATAAAATTTAGAATGAAAATGACCGCTTTCTAAAATAGCTTGTCCTAAAACAACTTTTTTAAATCTAATATCTGAGTGCTTAATTAAATTCCAAACTGAATCTTTTAATGTTGTTGCATTTGTAGAAACAGTTAAAAAAACTAAACATAATAAGATTTTAATTTTTTTGCTACAGAATTGTTTAAATAATCGCATAATTTATTTTTATCTTCTACAAATTGAAATGCAAATTCCATTTGAAATTCAAATATACCAAATTTTCCATCCTTATCTTGATAAACATCTATTGATAACCAAGGATAATTAAATTGATTAAGTAGCTTATCTATGTTTTCTAAAAGTAATTTAGGCAAAACGTCGATAGGTTCTTCTTCTCCAAATCCTGTAATACAACTATTTGCTTGCCAACCTAAATCAAAATCACGTTTAATTAAAATTGTATTACCTCCAAAGAAATATAATAACCTCCATTCCTTTACTTTTTCAATATAATCTTGTACTAAAAAATTTCCTCTTTTTATAGCTTCATTTAAATATTTTTCATTTTCAACTAAAGGGTCATTCCACTTTCTTTCTTTTTTAATATAATCTTCTTTTGAAATAACTCGCATTTCTTTTTTTTGTTCCATTGCATCATCTTTATCTTCAACTTCATCATCAGAACATAAAAGTTCAGTTTCTTTGCATGAAAATAATTTTTGAGCTATAATTTCTTTTCTATCATTTAATTCAATTTCTATATCTAAATGCCTTTGGAATAAAACTTCAAAAAAATCTTTTTTAGTCATTAATGCTTGCCCTAAACCTCTAGCACCATTAACCATTTTAACAACTAATTTATCTGTATTTGATTTTTTACTTAATAAATTAGTAAAAGCAAATTCATTATTATTAGTTGAAAAATAAGAATTTGGGTGAATAAAATTAAATTTCTTTAAAATATTCATTTGATAATGTTTCTCAAATCTTTTAGGAATTCCTATAACAGGAATTAAATGAGAACGACAATACATTTGTAATTCTAAATCACTTTCTTCTACAAGTAATAAAGCATCAAAATCACATTCTTTATTTGAATACATTAAAGGAAAATTATTAGTAATATCAAAATCTCGAGATAAAATATCAATAAAATTAGTATTTTCCTTTATAAAAATCTTTTTTCTCATTTACTTAATTTCTAAAAAGTCAATATAATTGTTTGCACTTGAATTAATGTTATTTGCTAATGCCATTTGAGAATGATTTCCTAAATCAACAGTATCAGAATAGTTTAAAGAATTATTCCAATTTTCTAACTGTTTAACAGTAGTTTGAAGTTTAGCAGCATTCTCTAAATCTTTACCATCCATATAGTCATTTGCGATTTTAATTCCTACTTGAATATTTCCAATTTTTTCTGAAATATCTTTTTGCAAAAATGCAATTGCTTTATCTGCATCTGTATTAATATTTTCATCACCTCTTAAAGCTTTCCAAGCCTTAGCAACCATTGTATTTGCAGTCGTAACAGTTTCGTACATATCCTGTTTTTTTTCTAAATCTTTTCTTAAGATTGCAATTTGATTAATTGCTTGACGATATGCTTTATTTGTAAATTCCGCTAATTTAACAAAATCATTATATAAAGGTTTTATATTATCTGCATATTCTTTATTCGTTTGAATAATACTAAGTACTGCATCTAATCTTTCTTTTACGTCAATATCATTTTGATTTTTGTGCAATTTTCCAAGAAGTATTTCCTTTTGATTGATTGCATTTTGAAATTCATCGTCATTAACTCTTAATTTTTCCTGCAATTCTTTTTGTTTACCTACTGCTTGTTTATTTGTTTTAAGCAAATCTTTTGCGTCTTCTTCACGATTATCTAATCTAAAAGCAAGTATTTGAAATGGATTTAAAGTAATAACCCAACCTAAAAAAAATTCAGCCGCAGCTTGTGCTAAATAAGAAGCTGCTCTCCAATTTTTGGGTTGCATTACAACTAATGCTAATAAACTAACTAATACAATTCCTCCAATTAATTCAGCAGTCCCCCAAACTATTGTAATTAAAAAAGGTAGCAAATAAACATAAGCAGCAAATCCTAATGCTCCTAAAATTGCTAATCCAAATACATTTCCGGTAATTTTTTTAATGTCACCCTTACCTGGGTCAATTGTTAATAAAGCCATACTTTTTTATTTTATTTGTTTTTTAAATTTTGTTTAAATTTTGTATTAATTCACTTAATACAAAGTTATAAGAATTATTAAAACGAGTTTCATTATCCTGTAATTTTAATTCTATATCTGATTTGCTTTGTGTGAGTGTTTGAATAGATTCTTGTAACTTAACAATTTCATTTGTTAATTCAGTGATTCTTGATTTATTACTTTCAATTTGATGTTCAATTCCGCCTAATTTTTCAGATTTTGTCTTTGTTAAAGAATCATTGAAATTAGTTTTTTGTGTTTCCAAATTTCCTTTTGCAGTATTAAAAGAACTTAATAACAATTCTTTTGTAATTCCTTTTGCACTTAATGCTGCTAATACGGCTGAGAACATTATATTCTCATCAGGAATTACTACTTGCATTGAATTTTTTAAATTCACAAAATCTACTAAATTGGTATCATTTTTATAAACTAAATTATTTAATTTATCTACAATATTTTGATCAATACCTACAGAATTATTTGTAGGTGTACCTACTTGTGAATACACCATTGTAGGTGCTACTGTTGCTTGTGGATTATTTATTGGTTGTGTAGGTGTTACATTTTTATCTAACGCAACTAATCCAGCTTTTTCTAAAACATCTAAAAACCCCATAAAATATAAATTTTTAAAAAATAGGAGGATTAATATCTCCTCCTACTATATGTAAACAAAAACAAAAATTAAAGAATTAAAATGTTCTCGGTATCATGTTTAATTCCTTTTTACAAATATACAAAGTTTTTTATCTACTTTTATATTTTTTTTATTTTACCCATAATTAAAAATAAAAATAAGTATATACACTTAAAATAATGAATTTAGTTAAGCAAATACATATTGATAAAAAACATCCATTCTATAAAGAATGTGATGAATTATGTTTTGCTTCCAAGAATTTATATAATTATGCTAATTACTTAATTAAACAACAATATGAAAAAGATGGTACTTATTTGAATTATTATGCTATAAATAGAATTTTAATAGATAATAACCAAATAGATTATCGTAAATTACCAGCAAAAGTTTCTAATTCAATCCTTATAAATTTAGATACAAATTATAAAAATTTTTTTAAAGCATTAAATTCTTATAATAAAAATCCTAAAAATTTTACCGGAAAACCTAGAAACCCTAATTTTAAACATAAAACTAAAGGAAGAAATATTGTTATTTATGAATTACAAACAATAAATTCAAAACAATACAAAAAAGGTTTTATTTGCCTTTCTAAAACAAATATAAAAATTGAAAATAAAGAGAATTTAAATATTAAACAAGTTACAATCACTCCTACTAATTTAGGAGATTATAATATTAATTTGATTTATGATAAAAAAGAATTACCTCAAGTTGATTCTAATATTTATGCAGGTGTAGATATAGGATTAAATAACTTAGCAGCAGTTGCTATAAATAATTGTAATACTTTTTTAATTAACGGAAGAACATTAAAATCTATAAATCAATATTATAATAAAAAGAAAAGTGATTTACAATCTAAATTACCTTTTTATAAAAATAAAAAAGAAAATAAAACACAAAGAAAAAGTAGTAAAAAAATACAAAAATTAACAAGAAAAAGAAATAATAAAATAAAAGATTATTTGCATAAAGCAAGTAAAAAAATGGTAACTGAATTGAAACAAAACAATGTTAGCAAAGTGATTTTTGGACACAACGAAGGTTGGAAACAAGAAATAAACATTGGTAAAAAGAACAATCAAAATTTTGTTTCAATACCACATCAAAAATTTATTGAAATTTGCACTTATAAATTAACATTAGAAGGAATAGAATCTTTAGAAAAAGAAGAATCATATACTTCTAAATGTAGTTTTTTAGACAATGAAACAATAAGAAAACATAATAATTACAAAGGACATAGAGTAAAAAGAGGATTATTTATTTCTGAAAAAGGAATAAAAATCAATGCTGACATCAATGGGGCTTGTAATATATTAAAAAAAGAAATCCCAAATGCTTTCGCAAATGGGATAGAGGGTATAATAGTGTACCCAAGAAAACTTAGTTTCTAAATTTTATCCTAAAATCAGGATATTAGTACTATCGTAATCTTTTTTGTTTAATAACAAACCTGCTGCTCTTTGAAGTTCAAATTTATCAACATTAAATCCATAATCATGACTTCCAAAATCAGTTAGTCTATTAATTACATCCCAAAGATTTGATTTAGTTGGGTGATTTTTTAATTGTTGTGCATTACACTTTTCAAAGTCAATATTTGCAGCAGCTAATCTATTTACTTCTCTATTCCATTCAGGTAATACAGAATACACATCTTTTTCAACTAATGTAGAATTCCCAACAATAAGATTTTTAACTTGCATTAATTCTGAAAAAGAAGCATTAGTTTTAGTAGCTCTTTCAATGTTTTCACCGTATGCTTTAGAAACAAAATTATTTTTTTGGATATTAATAAAATCCTTAAAAAATTCTTGTATTTTACCAGGTTCAACTCTATTAACTGAAATATCTCCAAAATAACCTTTAGCTGTCATACCATTTGTACAAACCAACCTTTCCATATAAGTTTCAATGCTTACACCTTGGATTAAAGAATTTTTAAAATTAAAACCTGGATTAAATTCTTCACCTTTTAAAGGAATACCATTAACTTCGGGAAGTACTTCAATGTTTTTTCTTACAGTTAATTCAAGTTTATTAACGCCAACAGAACCATCAATAATTTCTAAAACACCAGGTTCAAAAGTTTTTTCAAATAAATCAAGAGCCATTTCATTACTAATAATATCAATATCTCCAGAAAGAATATGAGTTATTTCTTTACTTTCATTGTCACCAACTATTGTAACAAGATTTTTCATTGATTTGCTAGATTTGTTTTTTACAACAAGTGCTTCCTTAATCATTTTAATTAAAGAAAACTTAGCTTTTTGATCCATTAAACCACCAAAACGATTAATAAAACCTGTATTAATACCAAGGATTTTCAAAAGCTCTGATAGGACATTATCTGCGGTCCTACAAGCAATGCCTTTAATAATTATCTGCCCTTGATCAGTGATGTCAATTTCACTTAAATCAACCTTTTGTTGTAATGGTTGAAACTTAATTGCGTCTTTCTTAAACTCATTGTAATTGAATGTACTCATAATTTCTATTTTTGTTTTGTTACACAAAGTTAATTAAATTTTTATCTACTTTTTGAAAATTATTTAATTTTCTTCTTTTTCCATAATAGCTAAACGATTATCATCTCTTTCTAACCATTTAATAATTTTTTCTTTAGTTTCAATTCTGGTTAATCCTTCAATATGCAAATTATAGTATTTATCAAATTCAGTAGGGTTAGTATAATCAAACATAATGCCATCTACAAACCTTAAATAAATTGTTTTGGTTTTCCCGCTTAAATCAAATCTTTGCCCCCTAAAATCAACACAAGCAATTTTATATATCGTATTATCACGCAAAGAAAATACTGCAAATTTATTCTCTAATTTATTTGTATCTCTTTTTTTATAAGGCCTATCTTCCCATTTATTCATATAAAAAATTTAAAATTTAGATTAAGAAAAAAAATATAGACCAGGAGTAGAAACTCCCGGCCTTTGTAACAAAAACTATTTTATCTTCCCATTGATACTATATTTTCAGTATCCATTTCTTCAAAATCTATTTCTTCAACTGTTTCTTGAGTTAAAGAATTTTGAGAAGATTTATTACTTTCTTCAAATGCACTATTAAAAATGCTATCTAAATTATCAATTTTATTACCTGTAAGGTTATCTGCCATTCCTTTGTTCGCAAGTATTTCAAAGAAGCTTTGCGAATGTTCTTTTAATTTATTTGCTTGCTCTCTTGCATAACTAGCTATTGCTTCAGCTTCGTTAAACGCTTCAATATTGAATACTACTTCTTTTTGTTGATTTAAAGAAAAATACAATTTTTTATTAACGTGACCACCACATCTTCTATTCTTAGAAAAAGTAATATATCTATCACCTTTTTTATCAAACATAAGATGTAGCATACCAGTTGTCATGTGCTTCAATTTGTTATCACCTTTAAATTCACCACCTTTTGTAATTTGTTGAATAGCAAAAGTCGTTGTATTTATTCCTTGATTATTTTTACCATCAGAAGCATTATCCATTAAACCTAATAAAAAATTCTCTGCTTCGCTTTCTTTCATTCCAGCAAATGCTTTAAGTTTTTCAACCATATCAGCAACGCTATCTAAAAAGATAATATCATATCCAGAAGTAAAAATAGCTTCTAACTTTTCTTTACATCTTTCGTAACCAATATCTCCACTTTCAACATCATCACCTTTAAGGATAATATATTGTACTTCACCCATCCAATCCATTCCATTTTTTGCGTACTCATAACCAATATCAAATTTCTTCATTTCAGTTTGTACACAAACGATTTTCTTTGTAGGGTAATGTTTTTGTAATTGGTATTGCATATATGCTTGTACTGTTGTTTTTCCTACACCAGGTTCGCCTGTAATAATAATTTGTGAACCTTTTGTTACTCCTCCATCAACACTTAAAATTATATCTAAACCTGTGTGAGTTAAATAAGTTTCAAACAATTCTGCTTGAAAATTTTCACTCTTTGGAGTCCAATGCGTAAGATTAATTGGTACATAAGCTTTTGCTTGTTTTGGTTGAATTTGTTCTGTTCTGAAAGTTGTTAAGCCATTTATTTCATTCCAAACACTTTTAAAATGTTGAAAGCGAAATTCATTATTTCTAGGAAAATTATCAAATGCAGTTTTAACATTTGATGCACTACAATTGTTTCTTAAATAATCTGTAATAATTTCTTTTTGAGTCATAATCTTTTTGTTTTTGTTACACAACAAAGGTAATAAGAATTTTATCTACTTTTTACTAATTTAAAATAAAATGTTCTTTTTGCATTTTAATTTCTTTAATTGAGTGAATTGCAAAATCTCTCACGATTATTTCTTTTTCAACACCTTGTGTATTGCTTTCTTTTACTTCAGGCAAAAACTCAGCTATAAGGCTTTTATCAATTTCCTCACCATCCAATAAATAAACAACAGATTGTGGAGCAGCATTAGGTTTAGCCTCAACATAATAATTTGTTATACCATCCTTTTCATGTTCGACTAATGTAGTACCTTGAATTCTTTTTCCCCATCTTCTTTCATGTGGTACAAATTCTTCAGTAATTCCTTCCTTTGTTCTTTGATTGTTTACTGAATTTGCGTATATGAAATTCATTGTGACATTCATTATACTTCTTTTAACAACTCTACCTACATAAGGATTATTTTTTTTCCTCATTGTGGGAATTGTTTCAGTTGTAATAGTAGCAAATGTAGCTCCTTTTACATTCAATAACTTTTCGAATAATTCTACGTGACTAATTGTTTGTGACATATACTTTGTTTTTGTTTACAACACAAAAGTAAGATATATTTTATCTACTTTTATAAAAATATCAATTAATAGGAAATAAATGACAAGCATAAATACTTGCAGTAGGTATTTCCACTTCACTGCTTATTTCACCATAAATTCCTTTTTTAAAAATTACATCTTTTAAAGTAACTTTTAATTTGCTTATTTTAACAGCTGTACCTATTTTGGCATTCACAATTCCATTTATAGAACTACTAGCACCGTATTTTTTACCAATTACTATTGGGTTACCTAAAGCATCTTTTATGAAACTATTTTTCTATTTTCAATTATTTCAACTTCAATATAAACTACTTCTTCAAATCTTTCAGGATTAGTTTCTGGAGTGGAAGTATTCCATTTTTTATTAAAATGTTTCATAGATTTCTTAAAATTTTCTATTGAAACATATTGCCCACTATCCTTTGAAGGTAAAGAAAATTTATACCATCCTAACTCACCACGTTTAAAATAACATTCATAAACAGTTATTTTTCTATTTGAAGGTAATTCTTGAAACATACTTTAAAATTTGGTTTTGTTTATAAATTAATACAAGGAATTGTTTTTTCTTCTACATGGTGCTGTAATTCTGAAACTAAATAGTTATCTCTTACTGATTTATGGAATGGTTCAACATATCCTTCTTTTGCAAAATACCATTCACCTTCATACCAAAATTCAAATCCTGAATCTCTCATTACTATTGCCATTTTTTCACCGCTGGCGGTAACTAATTCGATAGGATTAAACACATTTTTTAATTCAATATTCCCTTCTTGTGTTATTGCTAATTCCATATTTTTATTTTAAAAATTATTTGCGATTAAAGAAATTTTTCCTTGTTGATACGTTTTTCCTTCCTTTTCTAAATTTTCTAATTTAGATTGGAATTTATAAACAAGATTTATGTCTTCGAACAATTTATATTTTGCTTTATTTCCATAAGTACCAAGTGAAGTGTGATACCAATAAACTACATACTTTTTCATATTTTAAAAATTGTTCTTTCGGAAGGTTTTTTACATTCAATTATTCTATAAAATCCATAAAATTTTTGAACAGAAACATCTAAAGTTATTGCCTCTTTATGATTCAATCTTAAACCATTTAGAAACTTTTTAAAATATTCTGTTGGAGTAAATTCTAAATTTTCCTCGTCCCAAAATCCAGCATTTTCTTCCGTTGCAAGTCTATACTTTACTTCTACTATCATTTTACAATATTTATTCCTTCATGAACGTGAACATTTACTGTTTTTTCTTTTTCCCAAAAAAATAAATAAGTCCACCAACTAAAGTATTTGTTTACCCAATTGACTGTATTCATTAATTTTTCATACTGTAAAAAATCATTTTCAGTACATAAATTTTCACCGCATTGTGGGCAAGGAACATTTACATAATTTACTAAATCATTTTTATTTTCTTCTGCCCAAGGAATATGAAATCCACAATTAGGATTATCACATACTACTAAATCAGTACCTTGATTGTCTATTTCGATTAATTTTTTCATGTTGTATTTAATTTTTTACCAAACCATATAAGTTTTTTCTCCATTTACAAGAATTTCATTAAATTCATTGAATTTTTCTATTTTTTCAATATTCTTTTCAATTATTGCACCATATAATGCTTGCTTAATCCCTATATTTTTATTAAAAGGATTATTTCCAGCAATTAACAATACATCAAATTTTACTTCTTTCGCAAATTTTTCAACAATTAAAAAAACAGTAGATAGAATTTTCATTAATTCTTTATAATTAGTTTTTTCCGCTTGAAAATTATTTTGATTTATTGAATAAGATACATTAAAAATTTTAAGTTTTTGCAATTGCGCATTATTCTTTAAAACTTTTTCATTCCCTGTTGCATCTTGAAAATTAATTGTTAAAGTACCTACATCTGTTTTAACTTTCCTAATAAATAAATTTCCCTTTGTAAAATTTATATTAGAAACATCATACGCATTTTCTAAATTCAATTCACCTACTTCATTTAAAGCAGCTTCACGCAATATTTTATGTGATAAATAATTTGACATAATTTTATTTTTCTATTGTGATTGCTTCTTTTGAAATATTATTTAAACTATAAACACCTACCGGAAAATTAGGGTCTCTAAATAACTCAATTTTATTTAATTTTGTTGTATCAATTTTTAAAATTTTTTGAGGCTCTTTATCTAATTCAAAAAATTGTTCTGATAAAACTTCAGCGCCTTTTAAATTTAAAGATAAATAAACTCTATCTGGATAATTAAATAAAAGATTTTTTGTTTTTGGGATTAAACCAATTCTAAGAATATTTTCTACATTTTTTGCATCTGTAACATGATATAAATAAATGGGAATATTTGAAACTCTTACATCATGTTTAGGCTCAAATTGAATACAAATTATTGAGTTTTCATTAACATATTCTTTTAACCTCTCAGGTGTAAATTTTTCAAAACCATCAAAAATAAGAAACTGTACTTCTTTTCTTAATTCTTCTCTTGTATAAATATCATGATCAATTTTATTATAATCTATTGATGTAGGATACCAACCATATAAATTATTACAATCTTGAATAAAATTTTTTAATAACCCATAATCAGAGTTTTTAAATTTCAAAAAGAAATATTTGTCGTCTATATCACCTTTAAAAACAAAAAATTTATATCTTTGAGATAAACTCCTTACAGTTGTTTGAACAGAATAAGAATGAATTAAACCTTCTGTTAAATATAATTTTTTACCTAATATTTCCATTTTTTTAATCTTTACTCTTTCCTTTTCTAAAGTTTCTTGCTCTAGGGTGGCGTGGTATTTCGTCCGAAGTTAGCTCTAAGTAGCAACAAGTAACCCATTTCCCAATATAATTTTGTTGATTATCCCAGATTTCTTTTTTAGCAGCATCTGTACCTAATTCACCCATTGGGTTAGCAAAAAAAGTATCAACGCCATTTGGCATAATACATTCAAAACTTCCAAGAGTATCTCCTGTAATAGACTTTTTAAACCCTATAATTTTGAATTCATCATCCATTAAAGGTTTATACTTAAAAATGTATTTTGAACGTTTAAATTCGTATGGCATTTCTGGCATTTTAATCATTAAGCCTTCAAATCCTTCATTAAGAAATTGTTGCATTAAATCATCGATTTCTTTTTCATTTGCAATTATTTCAATTTCTTCAACTGTTTTTATATTTTTTTCATCAGGAAAATACTTAATTATTTTTTTTCTTATTGAATATGGAACAGTCGTATCTTCAAGTATAATATCAAAAATATTAAATTGCATTAAACTTCTTAAAAATAATTTTTCTGGGGTAAGATTAACAATTGAAGCACAAGCAGAAGAAGTTAATTGAAATCCATTAAAATTATCTTCATATATCGCTTTAAAGCCATTACCATCTTTTTCAATTGCTTTTAAATTATGTGCGTATATTTCTCCATCTAAAATATAAGATGTTACTCCATATTTTTTATTCCAATAACCAATATTTTTATCAAAAACTTCTCTTACTCTTTTTTCAATATGTGGAAAACTTAAAGTTACATCACCACTTGAAGTATAGAAAATAACTTGTTGATTATCAACATAAATTCTTAGTCTCCAACCATCAATTTTTCTGGAGATACAAATTTTCTTACCCCTTATACTATCAGTTTGTTTTTTACTTCCGGCTTTTCCATCCAATGTATAACAACCTTTCTTTAAAGACCCATCACTAAGCAAACCTGTTGGGTGATATGTCTCCGCTTTCATTGGGGCATTTATCGTTAAAGTTTCTCCTTTAGTTTTAATTTGAGTAAAATCATTTACCCAACCACTTTTTACTTTTTTATCAATTTCAGTTTGTGCATCTGCTACTGCTTGCGTATAATGTGTGGTAGAATTTATTTTTCCCAAATTTAATCCGGTAAGAACATCTGTTTTAGTTTCAATTTTTTTACCTGTTTGTAAACCAGCATTTGAAATAATAGTAGAATAAGTACCATTATCAACTACTTGAATATCCCACTCTCTAATTCTTCCCATTGAATCAATTTGGTAAAATGTTTGTACTGTCATATTATTTCCTTTTTTGTTACACAAAGTTACAAAATTTTTTATCTACTTTTACATTAATTAAAAAATAAAAGCTGGATGACTAATAAAGATTTAATCAAACAATACATCAATACCGGGTTAGATATAGATAAGTATCAATTCAATAAGTTATCTAATTCTGAGAAAAAATCTTATATGAGAGCAAGAATTATGAGTTGTCGTGGTAATTATTTTAATTTACAAAATTATGAATTTGATTTATTGCCTGAAGATTTAGTAAAAGATGTAAAAGAAAAAGAATATCAAAAATTTTATCATGAATTAACAAGTGGCTTTTCTTCTTTTAATTGCAAAATAATTCCTGATGGAATTGAATTTTCAGAAAGATTTCATAGCATTTGGTTTGATTATTTACAAATATTACCACCTAATGTTAAAATTTTATAATAGAGGTAATGTTTTATTTAAAACTTTAAAAAACATACCTGAAGGTTTTGAATTTAATAACCGTGGCGATTTAGATTTTTCAAACATCAAAAAACTTTCTAAAAATATTATTTTTAATAATGGTGGAGATGTAAGTTTAAGATATCTTGAATATTTACCAGAAGGTATTGTTTTTAATAATAAAGGTGAAATTGAATTGCATAATTTAAAAGAATTTCCGGAAAATATAAAATTTACTACTAAAAAATATATTTATGTCAATTCAAAATTAAGAAAATTTCCGAAAGAATTAGAAGGTAAGATTTGCTATTACAATTAAAAAAGAGGGAATAAATCAATATTCCCTCTTTTTCTTTATTAACAAAAACAAAAATTTTTATCTTCTTTTACCAAATCCAGAACTACTGCTACTTCCAAAGCTTCTACTTGAACTAAAACTAGAGGATGAACTTCTACTACCAAATCCACTAGAGGAAACAGGAGTTGTTCTTACTGTAGGTGTAAAACTTCTTTGAGAAACAGTAGGTGTACTTATGCTAGTTCTATTACTTACATTTGTAACATTTGTCTTATTAACCACAGTTGTTTTATTTACAACAATAGTTTTATGAGTAGTTACATAAGTATTAACATTCGTTCTTAAATAATTTGTTCTATAAGTATTTACATGGTAAGAATGATATCTTGAAACTAAACCTGGATTATAATAAATATTCGGGTTAGAATGATAACGACCATAAACACTTCCCCAACCTCCGGAATTAAACAATGAATTAAAAATCAAATAATCCATAAAAAAACTTGTTGCACCATCGTGAACATAAACAACTTGCTGCCCATTATTTTCCATCACTTGATATTGTGGATTATAATTTTGAACAGGCGGTGGTGTAACAACTACAACAGGTTGAGGGCTTGTTTGATAAACCACGGGTTGTGATTGACAAGATAGCAAAAATAAAATTGCTAGAAAAAATACATACTTCATAATTCTTATTTTTTAGTTAATAAAAACAAAATAAAAAGGAGTGGATTAATTACTTTCTTTTCTCCACTCCTTAGGACTGTAATGGTTCAACCATAACATATTCTCCACCATTTGCATTTTAAAGATGCAAAAAACTTTTGTGGAGGTAGAACCAGCGACGGCTCTTCTGGAAATAGTAAAATTCATAAGTTACATTCATGTAAGTTTTTTATCGAGGTAATTACCCTCTATCCATTTTCTAATGGAGAAATTTGAAATTAACTTAGCACTTTTCACCCTTATAATTTCTATTCTTGAGTGTCAAACTTTTTTTAGTTGTTTGAATCAACCTGTTTCTCTAACCTCGAAACTTGTGGTTTGATGTGACTAAGCAGCCATAGCTACTCTATTCTTAGCAAAAGCCATGTTAATGATTTTTGCTCCA